TTTACATCTTGGTTAGACATATTTTTGCCTTCGCCAGTTAATCTAGCTAAAGAACCGGGTAACGAGGCGGCGGCAATGTCATTTGTTGTTGACATCCTAATTGTTTCAATTGCACTTGGCGCATCTGCAAGAATAGTTGATGTTCTATCCATTACAGGGTCTTTGCTAATTTGCGAACTAAAAGCAAGCCAATCTTTAGGGGCAGCAGGTTGACCCGGCAAAAGAATTGCACTGGCTTTTGCTTTTGCTTGTTCCGATACTTCAACAGCTTTATCAACTAATCCAGCTTGTTCAGGCGTTAAATCAGCGTATGATTTTCCATATGTTGCTTTAGATTTTCTTTCTGCTTCTGCGCCAAAAGCAATATTTCTTTCTTTTGGTTCTTTTGTTGTCAAGCGAGTCAGTTGAGCCAAATACTCAGCGTTATATTCTGGAGTTCCTTTTACGCCTTTTTCTAAGGCAAACTTTTCTGCTATTTGAATTTCATTAGGTGTTGCTTCTGCCTTTGGTTTAGGATTAATTACAGACAACATACTCTCAAGACTAGAAATTTGTTGTTGTATTTCAGGTGTTTGTGGCATTGCTTTATATTGAGCAATAGCATTATTAATCTGCGGAATCATTTGTATTTTTTGTATGTCAGCAGGAACAGCCAATTGACGCTCTTTATTAGCTTGAGCAACTTGAATAGCCGCTTGTCTACCAGAATTAGCCAAAGCAATAGCAAATTGTTGGTCACCAGATTGAGCCGCCAATTGAGCCGCTTGCATAAATGATTCAGGCTTAGATGGGTCAAGTTGTGATGCCAACTGTTGACGCTGTGAAATCATCTTCAACTGTGGGTCTTCTCCACCCAAAGCACCGCCAATAGCAGAGCCTAGTTGTTGACCGCCACGGTAAAAGCCATACTGAGCTTGCGCTCTAGGATCGAGTTGAGCAAACTGCATTGCTTGCGCTTGTTGCGCTTGCTGTTGAGCAAGTTGATATTGCTCAGGTGTTGCAAATAATCCAGCGATTTCTGATGCCATGATTTATTCCTTAATAGTTAAAAGCAGCAGGGTTATAACCAACCTTGGATGAATCTATACTTCCACCACTAAATGCACCAAAATCAGTAGGAGATGGAGTAAAGTAGTTTTGAATTCCAGCCATTAACTGAGGATTACTTGCCAATCCTTGTAATGCTGTACCAAAACCACTTGTTCCAGCACCAGTTTGTAAAGTTCTAGCTGCACCTAACCCACCAGTTAACAATGCTTGTCCAACATTGCCACCAGCACTAGCAGAACGACCACCAAGTTCAGAACCCAAGGCTAAAGGTTGTTGTCCAAGAGACTCAATGGTTGAACCAGCACCCAAGTAAGCACTGAATGGACTCAAAGCACCAACTTGACCAGCTTGATATTGTCCAAGCAATCCAGCACCAGAGCCAAGCAATCCTGTGCCAAATGCCACATTCTGCTGACCAGCCTGTTGAGCCTGTGAAGCCAACTGCAAATCTTGTTGAGCCAATGCGTTGTAGTAGGCTTCCATCTCAGGAGTAGTTGCACCCAAACCAGCCGCACCGCTAGGACGCATACCTGTTGCACCTACAGACAAACCACCACGACCTTGTTGGAACAACTGGTTCTGCAACTGTGCCATTTGTCTTTCACGACTAGGGGCAAGCAAATCCTGTTGCTGTTGAATGTATTGAGCCGCAACTTGTTGAGGAGACTGCTGTAGGTATTGTTGACCTAAACCAAACAGCCCTGTAGCACTTTCTTGAAGCGGAGCATACTGTTGCTGTGCCATCTCTGCTTGAGACAAAGCACCACCTGTAAGACCCTGTAAACGGTTCTGATAGGCTTGTAACTCAGGGCTGACAGTGTAACCAGCACCAGACAGATAACCGCTAGGATCGAATTGGAAGTTTGAAGTTCCATAGCGAGTAGTTACACCTACAGGTCGAAACTTAGCCGCTTCAGCCGCAAGTCTTGCAGACTCAAGTTGCGCTCGTGCAGACTCTTGAGCCGCACCTCTAGTGGCATCGGCTTGCATAGCCCCACCAAGTAAACTAGCTCCTGCTGCTATAAATGCTGCTGGCATATCATTCCCCTTTAATCAAAATCTCATCCACTTTAGACGGGTCTTTCTCGTCAGTGGCATGAATACAAAACCACACACAATCTGTTATTGCTTTGACTCCATGAGTCACCCCTGCTTCAATCTCAATACACGCTGGCGCAGAAACAATGTCAATCTCAGTACCACGCAAAACAGCAACCTTGCCATGTGCCAAGATAGACAAATGACTAAAGTTGTGTGTATGCTTCAAGATACTCATTCCAGCAGTGAAGAATGATTCCTTGGCGTACAACCCATCACTGAAATGATGAGTAATGCGGAATTGAGGGTCTTGCATCATCATACTGTCTGCTTTCAATTTAAACAAACCAAGTAACCACAGAATACCTTGTTCCTGATGTGACAGGAAGTATTTCATGCGGATACATGAAGTTAGATGGAAACAAAAGAGCAGACCCTTTTGGAGTCTTTGAAATCATCGTCCGATCAAAGAATGCAAAATCTCCACCCTCATATTCATCATTAAGCACCAAAGAACAAGATATGCAACGATTGTACTTTTCAGATGAATCTGTGTGTTGAGTAAAAAACTGCCCTGTCTCATACCGCAGTAATTCATATCCAGAGTCTTTTGTGATTCCAGATAAAGGGTACAAATCTGAATATTTCTGAATGGCAGAACCAACAGCATTAAACAAACTTGCGTCAAGTTGCGCTCTAACTTCTCTGTTTCTGTCTATTACCTCTTGGCGAGACATAGCAATTGCTGTAGCTGAACGAATTGACTTGTTAACTGTTTCTGAATAAGAACCAATGGCAGTATCTACCCACTCGTCTGAATTAACAAACTCATTGCACAAAGCATCACACAAGTCCAATGGGACAATGTTTTCAAAAACTTTGATGTAGTCTTGAAGCATTTTGTACCTGATTAAACTGTGCGTTTCCACATATAGACAGTAATGTATGGTTGATAGTTGGCATTTGTACCACTTGAACCAGTTGTACTGATCGTACCTGTTGGTGTTCCAGCAGACACACTACTGGTATTTACTTGTGATGGTCTTGGCATAAGTTCTACGCCTTGTGATCCACCACCACCGAACAATCCAGTACCATAATTAATAGTATGTTGGTGTCCAGCTAAAGCATCGCCTGTAAATGTGTGATTGTGACTTACAGTGATTGCATCTGCACTACCACCAGTTTCTTCGGCAGTGTCAAACAGTGCATTGCCTGAATCAAAACCAACCATGACACGACCAGCACCAAATGCAGTCCATGTACCAAAGCCAAGCAAAGTTGCAGGATTAGTGCTGACAGAAGCATTTGTGTAAATTGAGCCTACTGGATATATTGCCGCTAAAGTTAATGCCGCAGCCGTTTGAACAAATGCAGTTGTAGCAATAGCAGTTGTACTGTTACCAGATGATTGAGTAGTTGCAATAGTGCCTGTTGGCAGTGTAGGTGTGCCAGTAAAGGTAGGGCTTGCCAAATCTGCCTTTGTTGCAACAGCAGTAGCTATGTTATTGAACTCAGTGTCAATCTCAGTACCTTTAACAATCTTTAAAGGATTACCAGAAGATAGTGCATCTTTAGTGGCAAAGTTGGTTGCTTTTGTGTAATTTGTCATATCTGTCCTTAACTTAATTTACCTTGTTTAGACTGAATTTCAATCTTTTGAAATGACAATGGTGTCCCATCAATGTTCGACTCATACCCCGATTGAACAACCTTGCCAGAACCTGATGCCGAAACTGTCAATGTTTGCAAAGCAATGCCATCAACATACTCTGCAATGACAGTAGCGTTTGCACCATACTCTGCAACACCATACAGACTTTCGCCTTGTGTTGGAATAGTTGCACTGTCAGACAAGTAGTTTGTCTTGAAGTCAAAGCCCCATTTGAATGTAACTACCTGATTGCTTCCACCAATCACAACAGTAGATAACTTCTTCAAAATAGAAGTCACATTCTGATTGCCAAGGTCAGCATGGTTTGTGTAGTACAGCATCCTGTATTCAGCATCATGGTCTTGGAAAGTACCGTACTTGCCAACATAACCATTCTTACCAACCAACAAATCACCGTTTCTGCGAGACAACAATGATGTTGGTTCTATAGAGTCCCAAGTTGTAGCCCTTGCTGCACCATCAGGTAAATAAGCTTTTGTGTCAAAACAGAACACTGACTTTGTACTAGGAGTAGTCAACAAGTAAAAGGCTTCACGCTCAGAATAAACAGATTTGATGTTTGCTAATGTCTCACCAGCTACAGTCTCCATCAAGTCATTGCGGATGTTCTTAGACAAATCTCTCTCAGGAGATGACTTCTCTTGAATCGTTCTCATTAGCGATCTGACACCAGAGTTAGACAGGAACAGCACATCAGTGCTAGTTGTCTGAATACTGTCTCTAGCAATACAACCAATACCCTCAACAGTGTCATGTAAAGACATAGATGCTGGTGTTGTGGCATTTTGGTAAATTAGAATCTGACGCTTACCAAAGATAAACAAGAAACCATTGTGTGCTGCTAAACCAGTGATCTCATCAGCACCATTTACCCACACACGGTCTACATTCAAAGAACCCGATGTACCTGTTGACCAAACATGACCAGCAATCAAGTCAGAAAAAAAGACTGTTGCGTTATTGGCTGTCGTGTTTGCCGCCCACAATCTACCAAAGGCAGAGATTGCAATATTGGCATCAGGCACAGTGCCTACATAACCTGTCTTCTCCGACACTCTACGAAATGTTGTAGTGCTTACAGCAGGGTCATAGATCAGTGGGTTAAACCCTGACTGAAAGAAGTAAGTGATGTTATTTAAAGACGCTGTTTGCCAATTGCTTGCGGTAATGGTTGGTGCTGTACCACCACCCCCATAGGTCAACTCCACAATAGCATTAGACCCATCAAGTTTAAACAGTTTGTTGTTGCCAGCAAACAAAATAGTCAAAGTACCATCTGCCTGAACCAACTCATTCATCACAGTAACATCGTTTGCACCCAAGTTACCAGTAGATGAGTTAAGCCTAGAAAAACCTTTGCGTGAACCAATCCGACCATACTGGTCAATGATGCAGTTTGTCGCAACCAAAGCAAAGCCAGCATTCAAATCAAGAGGCGAGTCTTGAGTGTTCAACCCATAAAAACCGGGGGCTGAAATGCTTGCAATTTCTATTTGCTTGCTCATACTGGTACAAACTCCTGATTCTCAGGATAGCGTGTTCCCTCTAAAGCAATATGGTCAGACAACATTGACTTGTATAGCAAGTAAGCCTCAGATGAAGACAGACCACCATCTTCACCACGCTCAACAAGCGCACGAGCATAAGCATTCTGAGCCACCAAAACATCAGGGACAAGCACAACTGTTGAATCTGATGCCAAAGTAGCTTGTGGTACTGTCAAGGCAAACTTGATTGTGTATACGCCATCAGGTATTGGGTAAAGATTTACCTTAGTGTCGTAACTAGCGTCAACTCCATCAAAAGCAAATTCTGTGGGAATTGAATTAACCAGTGGCGTAAAGTTTAACTTTCGGTTCATGTCCACAAAAGTGATGTTTATTAAGCCAACATTGCTAGTCGTATTGATAACATCCATGACTTGAAACTTCTGTCCTGCACCTGTCAACGAATAAGCTGCTGTAGATGCAACGGTTGTAACTGTGATAGTTTGACCCAACACATTCCATGAAAAGGCATCTTCAATCTGACGCTTTGCGTCATTAACAAACTTGCCAATCAGAGTTGAATAAGTGGTTTCATTGATTGATGAAATTGTTGTCTCACGCAATCTGATAAGTACATCATTGATTAATTCAAGGTAGGTCATGCTCTTGTCAACCCTTCTTCTTCAAATGTGGCTATAAAACTGAATGAGCTTGCAGATTGAGTAGTTATTTTTAATTTGTCGCCTTCTTCAAAAACAATGTAGGCATTGCCATCAAACTGCAAATATTCTTTTGTACTGAAATCAAGAGCAGTCAATATATCAAGAGTGGTACTAGCACTTGCGTCAAACCATTGCACAGTAATGTGTTTGGTTGAACCGCCAGTATTGTGTATATACATCACAGTAAATTTGGCGTAGTAACCCGTAGGACAGGTATAGACTGTAGTGTCTACTGCCGCTGTGGGACTAACTCCAACTGATAATGCTCTCATTTCGCTTTTGCCTTGTTCCTTGCGGATATAGCTTGAGCTTTTGCCTTTGCGTCAGCCTTTGAGGATGCACCCCATGCCTTGAGCGAAAGAAGCAGTCTTGTTGGTTCACCTTTCTTGTCGTATTCAGCACCATCGTTGCCAGCCATACGAGCCAAGAAACTTGCCCTGCGAGGGTTATCCCCCGACTTTACTGGTGCTTTTAGATTGCCACCAGTTTCTGCATTATAAGACGATCTACCCTTGGCATTCAAGCCGCCTTTTGGATTTTGACCAGCTTTTGTTTGCCAAGTGGGAGATTTCATTTACTTCACCTTTTTAGGCTTCTTTGCAGTCTTTGCCGCTTTTCTGAAGTCAGCAGCAGTAGGTGCGGCTTTAGACCCCACCTTGTTCATCTTCTCGCCAGAACCAGCCTTGATACGAGCCTGTTTTGCATTAATATTTGAGTACAAACCAGTTTTCATTTCATCTTCCTTTTAGGCTTAGACATACCAGCTTCAGATAAAGCAATGGCAACCGCCTGTTTTGGGTTCTTTACAACCTTGCCACCCTTACCAGAGTGCAATTCCCCTTTGCCGTACTCGGTCATTACCTTACTAATCTTCTTTTGAGCCTTGGTTTTCATACCAACTCTGTCACAGAAATTGTTGATCCAGTAACAGTTGCATCCTTAATAACTGCAATCTTTTGACCAGGGTTTACCCTAATAATCTCAATAAAATTGTTGGGCATCATGGGTGAAGTTGTCAGGTTTGCAGTTGGCGCAGAGCCAATTTGGTAATGGCAGTGTCCCAAAGAGCAAGCAATACGAATCATGGTGGTATTAGCACCAAAAGCCGTAGATGCAACGCTTGAATTTGTCACTGCAAAAACTTGGGTTGTGCCAATAGCGGCAACACCATAAGCAACTTGATTGGGGTCGAGTTGGAAAGTAGACATTATTTACCTCGTGAAGATTTTTTCATCATGTTTGTAGCGGTACGACCACCACGCATAGGCATAGCTTTATTTGGCTTACCAACAGCAATCATGACGGTGACAGGCACACCCTTTTTCTTGCCATACTCTTTGGCTTCTTTCTCGCCTTTTTCTGAGTAAGCAAACTTCTTTTTTCCGACCATTGGCATAGTGTTCCCCTTATTTCCAGAGTCGATCAGCAACAAAGGTAATGACACCGCCCATGAATGAAGCGATTGTCATACCCATCCAAAAACCACCTTTGCCTTTGTTGGCAAGTTCAAGTAATGATTTGACATCTGCGCTCAATGTGTGCATCTCTTTTTGGAGTGCCTCAACTTGAGCCTCTAGCTTACCGAAATCTCTTGCGTCAAATTCAGACATTTGCAACCTTTCGAGGTCTACCCATACGCTTAATTGTGGGGATGACAGGCGCAAAAGCGGTATCTGTACGCTCAGAATCAACTGATTCTATGGTTACTTCTGGTTCATCTATCCTTACATACCCCTGATGACCCTTCATAGAGTCAATGTCATGCTGATATGTGAAAGTCACAGTGTTACCCGATTGAAGACAACGAAAAGTAGCCATAAAACCCTTAAATGAGAAAGGGGGGACTAGCCCCCCTATCTTTACACCATACGGACAATAATAATATCCATAGTGGCTGATGCCAAGTCTGCTGTAGAACCTGACTCGTTTTGGATGCGGAATTTGACTGTGTTTGCGGCACTGACATAGCCAGTAACTGTTAAACCAACCAAATCTACAGCCAAAGATGCACAAAGAACCATGTCACCCAAAGCGACACCAGCCACTGTTACATCATCTGTTTCACCAGCACCATCGACTAATGAGCCAGCATTTAAAGTACAAACAACTGACCAAGTATCGGAGAACAAACCCCGAAAACTGTCATTGCCTCTGCGTGTTACAACTGCACTTGCTGTTGCCATTTTTGTTTCTCCTAATAGGTTAAAAAAGTCCCCCTACCCCTATTTCTAGAGATAGGAGGGACAACTGCAATTAGGCTGGAACGATCAAAGCAAACATTGATGCAGACTTAGCCGCACCAGAGCTTGCTGCTGAACGCAGAATTTGCACTCCATACAGCGTGTCTGCTGTGTACAAATTTGCAAGGTACGGCTGTTGGTACTGAACTTGTGAGCGAATAGCCACTTGTTCAACCAAAACCAGTGAGTCTTTATGACCCATCAAGCAAACTCGTGCATTGTTAGTACCTGATGCTGTGTCGCAATTGCTTGAGACAAACACAGGGATACCATACAAGTTACCGATCTCACCTGTGCGAATGGTACTGTTTGTACCACCAACAAAGGCTTGTTCAGTGTAACGAGCCAAACCCATCAAAGTGTTGCGGCTTGATGGAGGAATCAAGAAGAAACGCTGATCCATTGGGGTATCAGTGTCATCAAGACGCTGAATAGTGCGGCGAATAGCGGCATCGGTCAATGCTGACTCATTGTTGCTTGCGGCAACATAAGCAGTAGTACCATCACCACCAATAAATGCACCAGTTGCATAAGCATTTGTACCACCACCGCCATTGGTTGAACGACCCAGTTGAACCAAATCAGTATCGACTTGTTTAGCCAAGGCATAACCAGCGTCAGAGGTATAGAAGTTACGCAAGCTGTTCAAGGCTTGGGCTTCGACAATATCCTCAATCAAACGGCTGTATTCGTAATGCTTATTGATAGAAACTTGAACTTCAGACTCTGTAGCGGCAATCAAAGTGACTGCTGTTTCAGCGGCTTTAGCAGAAGCAGAACCACGGGTAGGTGCAGGGATGTGAACTACATCACCCTTCTTACCTTTAAAGTTCATCTTCATAACCAAGTTAGCTAAAACGAGGTTTTTCTTGTAAGCCGCAACGATTTCATCTGACCAAATTTCTGGGATGAATTTTTCAGCGGTTGTTACCGTAACTGAGTTTGTGGGGGAAAATGATGTTGCCATGTTAAATCTCCAAAAAACGATAAGTTAAATTATCTAACCCTGCCGTCTTGATACGCTTGCATGATTTCTCCGCTTAACGCCTCATAACGATCTGGGTCAGTCATCTTCAGCCGAATTAGATCAGCCCTGCGATAGACTCTTTTTCCAGATTCTCCACTTCCACCTACATCAACACTTGCGGCTTTAAGGTTTGACTTGCGCTGAGTTTCCCCTGCATCTGTAGTCTGTTTTGCCTTAATTCCTCGCAACTCTTTGTATGTGCTTAACAATTCGTTTGCGCTGTCGTAATCAAACTCACCATCAGCTTTTGCATACAAACCAAGGCGAATAGGTGAAGATTTCACCCAATTCACAAAGTCTGCATCTTGAGCAATCTGACCAAAATCAGGATGCTCTTGCGCCAGCTTTTGCTGAATCTGCATCTTTTTGAACTCTTGACCAGCTTGTCTAGCCGCAAGTACATCGGGATGGTTATCAACAGTCTTACGAACCGCCGCCTGTGGATTCTCAAAAAAATCTACTTCTGGCTCTTCTTCAATAGGTTGTTGTTTAGAGGAGAGGTTTTGCTTGATAAGTTCATCTGCCAGCTTTCGCACTTCCCCAACTTCCTGCGCTTGCTTTCCAATCAGCTTCTCAGCCTCTTGGTGCATTTTGACCACTTCTTCCAAAGATTTCTGCCTGTATTTCTCAGGCATCTCGGATAAGGGTGCTACTTCAGGTAGTTGCTTCTTTTGCTCAACTGCATCTAACTCACTTAGCGACTCATCTTCATTGTCAATCAACATATTTTTACCTTTTTCCTGCCGTTATCGGTTCTAGGACATTCAACTCGGCATTTCTGCTTATGAGTTGTGCTTTTGCTCCCACTTCAGTTGATCTAGGTGTTTTTTCTCGAACTTCCCATGCTCTGATGGAAAAGAACCAGACCACCCTTCTAACTTAAAGTTAGGAGCAGATAGAGTACGGTTGGCTGTTTCTCCGCACTCACATCGAAAACTCGTTGTCTCATAATCAACAAGTCTTTCAGTTTTATGCCCATTTGCACAGGCAAAATCAAACATTCTTTTCATTCAATTCCTCAAAAGCTCGTTCGCTGACCTCTTTCAAGGTTTTCAGCCAAGTCAAGATGGAAAGTTCACCTTTGCGGAACTGCAAAGTCTTTTCATCAGGAATTACGCTTATATTATTGAGTGACTCTATCATATTGTCAATATCAATAGTTAAATCTTTCCAACCTTCCATTCCCATCATGGAAAATCGTTCTTCGTAATACTTTTGTAGTTCTGGAGTCATTGCATTGCCTCAATCCATGACAGTGTTTCTTCATTCCAGTTATATAGTTTTCCGTCTGTGGGATATGCAACAAGTGAAATCCACCGACAAGTTTCTTCTACCAATGTCCAGCTTGGGTATGGTTGGGGAGCAATAAACGCATCACGTTGACTGTCGTATGTATAACCAATGCCAGCATAGTTTTTACGAATAGTTCCGTTGTAACTTGTCTGAATCCAAGTTTCGTGACCAGTCAAAGTTTTCAAAAACTCAACGCCAATGGACTCTTGCTCGTTACCTTGAGCATCCATTGTTTCCCGGTTGGCAACAACCAAAATTTCTGTGACTATGTTGTTTAAACCAATTTTTGCAAAATGTGCCATTTTTATCCTTACGCTGTGTAAGTTCCAGAACCAGTGTATTTCAAAATAGTATTTGAGCCTGATGTTGTGACTGTTGGAGAGCCTGTGGTAGTGCCAGAATAAAACAATGTTGGTATTGAAAGGATAACAACTCCTGAGCCACCAGTACCACCATTAACACCAGCGTTACCATCGCCACCGCCACCGCCGCCAGTGTTTGCTGTTCCATTTGATCCTGCGCCAGCACCACCAGCACCCGCACCGCCACCACCAGCACCACCAGCACCGCCACCACCACCATATTGGATACCACCGCCACCACCACCAGCATAAGTTACTGATGAACCTGTAATAGAAGAAGCTGTACCAGCACCGCCAGCACCACCCACAGAGCCTGTTCCAGCACTTCCAGCAGCAGATGCACCGCCACCGCCACCGCCTCCAGCACCTCCTGCATTGGTAGTACCACCACCAGCACTACCTTGGCTTGGGCTTGTGGATGGAGTATTTCCAGCCCCCCCAGTTCCAACTGTTGTTCCTGAGCTTGAGTCAGCCGCTGCGCCACCGCCAGAACCACCACTTGCTCCACTTAAAATAGGAGATGAATTAGTTGAAATTGATGATCCGCCACCACCGCCACCAGTAGAAGTTATGGTAGAAAAAACAGAATCACTGCCATTTGTGCCTCTTGCCGTGGTAACTGTTGATCCAGCACCACCAGCACCAACAGTAATTGTGTAAACTGTTCCACCTGTTAATGAAAAACTTGTGGCTGTTCTAAATCCACCCGCACCACCACCCGCACCACGTTGTCTACCGCCACCACCACCGCCAGCAACAACTAAATATTCTGCGTTGTATGGGACTGTAGTTATGGCTTGCCATCCGCTACTTGTATAAGCCTCATACACACTTAAAGATGTGTTGTAACGAATCATGCCAACAACAGGACTGCCCGGTCTTTGTGCGGTTGTGCCTACATTTAATGTTAATGCGCCTGTGCTGTTTAAAACCGTATTTTGATCTGTGCCAATGGTTACCGCAGTTGTGCCGTTTGTTTGGAGCGCAAGTACGCCTGTAGAGTCGGCGCTTTCTTTTAAGCCTGCGCTACCTGAGACTACGCCGTTGTCAGCATTGATCGTTGTT